TATGAATACTGCAAAAGCATTATTGAACGAAGAACAATTCGCTCAATTCATGAGAGCAGCAACTATTAACCAAACCATTTTAAACGATGCAAGTTTCCGTAGAATGAACAGTACCAGTCAAGTAGTATCTTCTACTAAAGTCACTGGTCGTGTATTACAAAATGGTTACAAATCAAACGGCGACACTCAAAACCAATTAACCCCTGCAACCATTGGTTTCGGTAAAGCAGAATTAATTGCAACTAAACTCAAAGCATTAACATCCATTCTTGATGATGATAAAGAAGACAACATTGAAAGAGAACAATTCGAACAAACCCTCTTGACTATGATGGGTGAAGCAGTCGGTATTGACCTTGAAGCAGTATGTGTATTCGGTGACACTACCTATAAATCAAGTGGAAGTGCTGACCCATTATTCAGTACCATTGACGGATGGTTAACATCCGCAACAACCACCTTAAAATCTGATGGTGCAAAAGGCTCCGGTACTAAAGACTTCGACTTAGCAGATGGAATCACCGCAATGTTCGATAAAATGTTATACGCAATGCCTGCTGCATACAGACAATCCAATCTCATGAAAGACCTTGTATTCTATGTCCCATTTGAAGTACAAGAAGCATACCGTGAAGTCCTTATTGACCGTGAAACTGGTCTTGGTGACAGTTCACTATTAAATGCTACTGAGTTACAATACAAAGGTATTCCTGTTAAATATGCTCCAGTATTAGATGCTGCAGATGGCCGTACTGTACATGGAAACGTAGCAAGTATTTTAACTGTTCCTGAGTTCCTCTGGTATGGTGTTTATAAAGATTTATCTGTTGAACCTAAACGTATCGTAGAAGATGAAGAAACTGAATACTACTACCGTATCAGATGCGATGCAAGTGTACAATGGGCTGACAGTGTAATTGTTGCAGATATTACCGCTGCAGAAGCAGCAGCATTATTATAAGGGTTGATGGCTCATGTCAATGAGTTTAAAAAAGAAAGTTAAAGACTTGGAAGCAAGAGTCGAAGCATTAGAAGAAACTAATGACTCTGACTCCGAAGAGTAATGATGGTGATTCAGTATGGCAGAAAAAAAGAAAACTGCTAAAAAATGGGATTTCCCAAAAGATGGAAAACCATTCGATGAATTACCCGTCATCGTAAAACGTAACCGTAAACTTTTATACGAATACATTCGTACTGGGGAATTACCCTAGTATAATTTTTTTTTTTAACAAATTTCCAATTATAAATGTGATTAATTATGTGGATTAGTGTAGAGCAAGTCATTAACTTTCATGGTTTAAAACCTAAACACTTGAATCTTGAAAAAGATGACACAGCAAAATTAGAAGAGATAGTTAGTGATTGGATTATTCAAGCCGAAGATTTGATTAACACCTACACTAACAGACACTACAATGATGAAAATGTAAGAGATGCAGTCAAGAACGTCTGTCTACGATTAACCAGTAACATGGTAAGTCTAGCGATACAGAAACGTGACTCCCCTATAATCAAGGTGAATGACTGGACAATCCAAAATGTATCCTCAGATATTTTCACCGAAGAGTTGAAAGATGATCTAAAACCATTCATCAAAGACTCTTCAACAGAACCGAATAGTATCGGAGTATTAGCCATAACAGGTGATGATAAGTTATGGTTCAAGTAGACGTAGACCTCTCACACTTAAAAAACCTCGGAGCAGGAATGCCTGAAGTACAAAAAAGAGGAATGGAACTAACCGCATTAGACTTAACCGCTAAACTTCAAAAAAATTCAGAAATCCCCGGAAAACTAAGAGTACAACACGGAGTACTGAAAGCATGGGCACCAACAAAAAAATCTGATAGTGAATATCATGTAAGGTCCCCTGCAAAATATGCTGCTGCACAGAACTGGGGTTCCACTCATATGATTAAACCTAAATCCAAAAAGGCTTTACATTGGGGAGGGAAACCAGGATACTTCAGTAAAGGACACTCAATTACTATTCCTGCTAAACATTTCGTGGAAAGGAGTATTGAGCAAGTACAACCAAGAATAAGTAATCATTTCAAAGTAGCAATAAATGAGGTGTTAGGATGACTGTAAATATCGTAACTGGTTTTGAGAAAATCAATGAAATCATGACTACTTGTATAACAAAGGAAATGTCCGAAAATGGATTATTAGAGGATGTTGAATCCTTTGTAGATACCTATTATGATGAAGGACAAGTTGATGAACCAGTAATATGGATGACACAACATCCCACAACTGCCGACCGTCAAGCAGACATCAGCCAAACAATGACCATTATTACACCTTTTGAATTTGATTGTGGGGTCTATGATAATGACATGGAAACTGCCAATATGGAATCTCAAAACCTTGCAGGAAGAGTCATACTAAGTATACTTCGTAACTGGCAAAAAACACAAGCCGAAATACTCCCCGGTCAAAGAATGATAACCAACATCACACTAGAAACCTACAGTCCAATTGGTTATGTGGATGTAGTTGGTAAATCAGACCGTGTACCTTTAACTGGTGTAGTATTGAATGTTCATCATATTATTAATTGGAAAATGTGTTGTAAAACATTAGGAGAATCAAATAATGGTTGATAGAGGATTTGGATTAGAATTAGAAACCACATATGGTGAAATAGTATCCAAAAGTACCTTTGACCCTAATTGGTGGAATCAAGCTGAAGATGTAGACTTTAACCTTGGTGATGAACCTGTAACAAAGTCTGGTGGAAGCCGTATGAAGAAACGTGCAAGAGCAGGTATCATGAAACCAACTGGTTCAACTACTGCAGATGCAGACCTCCAGCAATTAGCATGGTACTTCAGAGGATACTTGGACAATTACGTTTATACTGCCGGTGAATCCGGTGCAACAGTACATACTCATGAATTCTACGGTGGGGAAGGTAAGGAATTAGTATCATTCCGTGGAATCGCAGTCTACGACATGTTAAAGAAATACATTTATGGTGTATTATGTGAAGGTTTAACCCTTGAGGCTTCCGATGAGGGTATGACTGTCGGTGCAGACTGGATATATGCAACTGAAAAAGCAGGTATAATTGGAACTGATGGTGAAACATTCACCAGACCTGATGAATTAACCAACGAACATTTATTCATCATGTTCTACGATATCTCATTGAAACTCGGAACCGATAGTAAAGGTGATTTAAAACCATTGGATGGTGTTTCAACTGCTTTCAGTTTTGAAGGTGCTAACAATCACGATGTTGACTCAACAATTGGTTTAGGTTCACGTTACCCACAAAAACGTGCTCAAGCCGGTAAAAGAGAAAACACAATCAGTATCACTACCACATTAACAAGTGATACTGTCCGCAGTATCCTTGATGCCCAATATGGTGAAGTCAACGCATTAGAACCATCAGCTTGTAAACTCTTACAATTACCATTGGAAGTTACTATTGCTCATTGTGAAGACAGTGACTTAAGTTGTAAAATATTATTCCCAAAATGTACAGTAAGAGTAGAATACAATATGAGCGGTGTAGATGTAATTGAAACCACCATTACATTAGACACTCTCGGTTCAGGTAGTGTAACCCTTGCCGATGGTTCTACTGAAGTGGAAACCGACATGTATGTGAAATTAGTTAATAACCAAGAGGAACTCGTTCCTAACGAATAGGAACAATCCCCTTATATTTTTTTTTAATGTGAATTACCCAAAAGATGTGAATACTTATGACCGTATTAACTAAATCAGATATCTTATCTGGAATCAAAAAAGTACAAAAAATCAAAATAGAATCATTAAACGGCGAACTATGGTTAAGGCCATTATCCAGTGCCGAAGTCAACGAAATACTAAACATTGAAGCACAAGGATACGGAACATTCAACGCTTCCAACAATCGTGGACAAACAATGGCCGATGGAAAAATGAACCTAGCAAAACTACAAGAAAAACAAGCCGAAGCCAAATACATGGCAATACATAAATCAATCAACAATGACAAAGGCGATGAATGGACACTCGAAGAAATCAAAGAATTCAAAGCCAATGCAATAGATGAAATTTATGATCATATCATGGAAATTTCAGGTGCCAATGTTAAAGAGGCAGATGTGAAAAAATTTCCTGAAGAAGAATGAAGCAAAACAAATAATCATATTTGAAGATAAAGGCTACAAGTTAGCGAATACTCAATCTGAGTTAACCATTCCACAAGAAATATTCCTTGCTCTTGGTTGGGACTGGTTAGAATCAGAACGTGAAAAAGAACGTAAAAAACAAGAGCAAAAAGCAAAAGCAAAATCTAGGCGATAATAGTAAAGAATATTGACACTACTCTTACTATTATCGCCTTTTTTTTATTAAACAAAAAATTAAAATGGAGGATTATTTAGGATAATATGCCAAGCCAACAATTAATTAACATTATAATTAAAGCAACTGATGAGGCTTCGGCAACTGCACAGAAAGTAGACCAGAACCTACGGAAAATTGGTAACACCAGTTCAATGTTAAGTAAGATACCAGGTTTCGACTCTATGAAATCTAAATTATCTGGTCTTGCAACAACTATTGATGGTAAACTGGGTGGAGCATTAACTAAAGCAAGAAACAGTTTCAACAGTATAAAATCCACAGTCACCAGTGTAGGTACTGCTATTAAAGGGAAATTCACTGGAGCCGTTGATGGAGTAAGAGCCAAACTCTCCAGTTTATCAAATGGTAGTAGTGGTTTAGCCAGTAGTATGAATTTCTTAAAAGGTGCAGCGTCGATGACTGCAGGAATGATAGGATTTGAATTAGTATCCGGTTTCGTTGAAGCTGGAAGAGCAGCTATAAATTCCGCATCACAATTAGACTATTTCGGTCAAAGATTAGAAAAAATGAGTGGTAAATCACATTTATCATCTCAACAGTTCCAACAATTTAAATCAGAATTAGGGGACTTGCAAAAGGAATTCCGTAAGGTTGATATGACTGCGGTAGGTGCTACTGCTGAAGAAATCGCAGTTAAAATGAACTTACCTGCTAATAAGTTAAGTGATTTAACAAGAATGACTGCGGTATTATCATCTACTTTCGTTAAAGAAGGACGTAGTCAAGAAGATGCAGTATTAGCTGTAGGTGACGCATTGGACGGTCAATTCCGTAGACTCCAAGAAATAGGTATCACCCAAGACACGCTTAAAAACAATGGGTGGGATGGTAACCTTGAGAACCAAGCAGGATTAATCGATGCATTAAACAAATCCATGAAAGAAATGGGGTACGAACAAACTGCAAAAGACATCACCAACCTAGATGAAGCATTTACTGCTTTAAGCATTGCCGGAGGTCAAGTATTATCAAGTATACTGATACCAATAACTCCTGCATTAATCAGTGTAATGGAAGCAATAATAAATGCAACAGATGCGGTTAAACCATTCATTGATGGATTATTAAGTCTCGCCGGAGCATTACCGGATTGGATTAAAGATGGAGCAATATTCGCAGCATTCGGTGCAGCAATAATCGCTGTGGGAATGTGGATAAATACAACACTCATACCGGCATTTGCCGCAGCAACACTCGCCGCAATAGACTTCGCAATAGCATTAATGGCCAACCCATTAACATGGGTAGTAGTCGCATTAGTAGCAATCGCATTCGCAATCTATGAAGTGGGTAAAGCCTTTGGATGGTGGGCAGATGTCCAAGGAATGTTAGCTGCAATATGTGATGGAGTCCGCAGACTATGGGAAGCATTCATAAACAATCCAAATGTTCAAGGGTTCTTATCTGCTTTAGCAGCGGCATGGGACTTGGTAAGTCAAGCCATCGGAGGAGTACTCTCATGGGCAGGGCAACTATGGGAACAATTATTCCCACCAGATGCAGAAGGCAATGTTGATATAGTACACATGATTATTGAAGCATTCACTTGGTTATCCAATGTAATTAGTGCTATTATTGGTTTTGTAGGAATGTTATGGAATGGATTTAACCAATTAGCCTCTGGGCAAATAACATTACTTGGAATCGCAAGCATGGTATGGAACGGTTTTATTAGTATAGTAACTATTGCTCTTGGAGGTATCTTGAATGCGGTTACTAGTTACTTGAGCCAGTTACCTGGAAGAGTTTGGACTTGGCTTGTACAGACTACTACACGGATCGTTACTCAAACTAAAGTGTGGGTTACAAAAGCTAAATCTGCTGCAAGACAATTAGTGACTGGGGTTATTAGTTTCTTTATGACTTTACCTGGAAAAGTGTATTCGGCATTAATTAGTGTAGTTTCAAGAATTACTGGTGCAATTCAATCTTGGATTAATGCGGCTCGTAGTAAAGTACAATCTTTGATTAGTAGTATTACTAGTCCGTTTAGTGGAGTGGTTGGTAAAATCCAAGGTGCTTTGAATGGTGTTAAAAATGCTATTACTGCTCCATTCCAAGCTGCTTGGAATGCTGTGAAACCTATTGTTGATAAGATTAAAGGTGCTATGGACTTTGTTGGTGGTGCTTTTGGTGGTGAACCGGCTTATGGTGGTGAAACTGCGGTATCAAGTAACGGTCAAAGTTTCAATATAAAAACTGGTGCATATACTGTGCAAGCAGATAATAAACCTATTGTCATTGAGGACAACATTAATTTATCATTGGATCTAAGAAATGTTCCATCAAATATTGATACTAATTTATTAGTTCAAGCAATTCAAGACCCTAATGTTTTGTCAGCGTTAGTGAATAATCGCAAATTCCAAGATTTGGATGCAAGTGTTAAACAGAAGATTAATTTAAAGAATACTCGTGCGAGAGGTCGATAGTTTATGGTTGAGAAGATTTTTGTGAAACCGGATGAGGTCAGGGGTTTGGGGAATATTATTTCCCCTAGTAAATCCTTGGAGGATTTCGAGGTGTATGGTTGTAGTTTGAGTTTTGAGGATGATGTGTATACTATGGAGTATTCCTCTGGTGAAACAGTTACTTTGATTATCCTGGGGACAACTTTTAATTATGGTGACCGAGTCTACTTATATGGTCAGATTAGTACTCCAGTTGAGGGTTTGACTATGCAGTTCTTGGATGGGGAAACTGTAATATTTGAAGCCACCACTAGCAACACTGGTGAGGCGACTGGAGTTTTTAATAATTCCAGTCTTGGTGAACATACACTTACTGCAAAATGCCGAGGAATCACCAGTGAACCCGTAACCGTTAATACTGTACCTGCATACGATGGTTTTGAAATTACTGAAGTGGATAACAAGACTATTTTATCCGCAGCGGATGAGGATGTCGCAGAGTTCCATGTTCAGTTAACTTTAGATGGTGCTCCTGTTCGTAAAAACGGTGTAACTGTGAAATGGTATCAAGATGATGTGCTTGTATCGACTAAAACAACTATGCATACTGGTTGGGTTGATTTTTATTATGAAGCTGTGGGTGCTGGGGATGTAACGTTTAAAGCGGAAGTTGATGTTAATGGTACCTTATTATCAAAAACATGCAGTCTTGAAGATTGCATCAAGTATTATTCATCTGACTTAAATGCAGATACAATTCTTAATTTAACATT